CCTGATCGCAGAGCTCAACTGCCGCAATGTGGTAGGTGACGAACAGATAGAAAAGCGGCGCGCCCGCAAGATGAGAAGAGTGACAGCCAATGACTGATTCAGTAAACCATCCAAGCCACTACACGTTCGGTAAGATCGAATGTATCGACGCAATGAAGGCCATGTCATCAAGGGAAGAATTTATCGGCTACCTACGCCTCACACATCTGAAGTACAATTGGAGACTAAAGCACAAACACGGTGACCCGATCGAGTGCGCTGAGAAGGCTCAGTGGTACTGGAACAGACTCCTCGAAGAGCTCAAAGAACCAGAGAGCAATTGAGAAGACGATACCCACAGTGGTATAAGGTTGCCATAGACAACAACTTTGGACGCTATAGGCACAAAGATGGCAAGACCGAGCAAGTACAATCCCGAGATGCAAGCAAAGGCCGATGATTACGCAATGAACTTCATGGCGTATGGCGATCCTGTTCCAACGACAGCAGGACTGGCCGATGCACTCGATTTATCACGCGCAACGATGTACAACTGGGGTGATGAATACCCTGAGTTTTTGGACACGTTAGAGCGCATTGAGAGACGACAGCACAAGTTCTTGGTCGCAGGCGGACTGACGAATGAGTTCAACTCAGCGATCACGAAGCTCATGCTCCACAACCACGGGTACAGCGATAAGTCAGCAACTGACGTAACCACTCAGGGCGACAAGGTCGAGAGCATCGCGTGGATCGGAGTGCCATCACCACATGCAGGCTGAGTTCCGATACGCTGAAGCGTTTGGGCCGCTGATCGCTCCGGCACGTTACAAGGGTGCATGGGGCGGACGAGGTAGCGGTAAGTCTCACTTCTTTGCTGACCTACTCATTGCTGAGGCTCTCAGGACACCGGGACTCCGGGCAGTCTGTATTCGTGAGGTCCAGAAGTCATTGAAGCAGTCATCCAAGCGGCTGATCGAGGACAAGCTCCAGAGCTACAACTTGGGTGAGCATGCCGGCTTCAGAATACTGCGTGAGTACATCGAGACGCCGGGTGACGGTATAATCATGTTTACCGGGATGCAGGACCACACTGCTGACTCCATTAAATCACTAGAAGGTTTTGATCGTGCGTGGATTGAAGAAGCCCAGTCGCTATCGCATCGCTCTCTTGAGCTACTCACCCCGACGATCCGTAAAGAAGGGTCGGAGATTTGGGCATCGTGGAACCCCAACAGACCAACAGATGCAGTGGATCAGTTACTGCGAGGGGACAGGACGCCAACAGGGGCTGTCGTCGTCAACGCAAACTGGAAGCACAACCCTTGGATCAGCAACGTACTACTTCAGGAAAAAGACGATTGCCTGACGATGAGCCCGGAGCGTTACGCTCATGTTTGGGAGGGTGAATACGCAACTGTACTCGAAGGAGCTTACTATGCAGAACATCTCAACAAGGCCGCGCTCGAGAACAGGATCGGATTCTTTGGCAAGGATCCTCTTAGTAAGTGCTACGCTGTATGGGATATCGGTGGTACTTCTGGCAAGTCTGACGCTACTGCAATTTGGGTAGTCCAGTACATTGGCGAAGAGATCAGGATGCTCGACTACTACGAGGCTGTTGGTCAGCCGTTCGAGTCACGAAGATGCTACCATGGTCCTGCCGCATGACGGCCGGAAGCATGACATGGTTTACAAGGTAACGCCGGAGACGTATTTACAAGATGCCGGATTCAATGTTGACACTATCCCGAATCAAGGCGCAGGGGCTGTACTGTCCCGCATCGAAGCGGCAGAAGCACTCGGTTGGTATCACGAAAAGCGTGACGAAGTGCGAGGGATCGGCCTTGGACCGGAACACGACTGGGCTTCCCACGGCGCTGATGCTTTTGGCTTGGTGGCCATCTACAAACAAGGTGTCAACCAGACCGACTCATGGGGTGACCCAATACGAAGAAATCTGCAGGGCGTTGCTTGATTAGCAGTGTCTGTTAAAATGTTGATGGGCGAGCGGTTTTAGGACTGCACAATGGCAAAAACGAAGAGCTTGTTTGAAATCATCGGCAAGGGTCTTGATGAGTTCGACAGCATTAAACGGCTCGAGGGAAACTCTCGATCTGTCATGCCTGCACCACAGCGGTTCTTTGATCCCAATGACAAGGCTTACAAGCCGTTCCTGAGTGAGTTCGATTACACTCCCGGCGGCCGATACCTTCAGATGGGTCCACAGAAAACAGATATCACCGGGCAGTTCCCTGAAGCGGCAAAGATCGCAGTCGGTCCAGATGGCAAGCCATCGATGCAGGTCGCAACAGAAAACATTCCCGGCGGCGAGTTCAAAGAGACTGGCCGCAAAGTAAAAACCAATCTCTTCAAAAAGAAAGCAGGTTGGAACTGGACTCAGACTCCAGAAGGTTTCGATCCGAATCCCGGCAAAGATTTCCCGATCGTCTCAGTTGAAGACGGCAAGAATCATTACTACTCACTGGCGACTGAGTTCCCAGAAGGTGTAGACCTCACTCGATACGAGAACTCAAAGTCAGAACCTCGACTGCGCCCAACCAAGAAAGGCGGCGTCCACTTTGGTAATCAGGTCGGTGAGATCGAGGTGCGCGGCAAGAAGCATCCTGTGTACGACAACATTCAGGTATACGGCGCTCCATTGGCGGCAACTACTCTCGGCTCAATGCTCATGTCAGATGACGCAGAAGCAGGCGTGTTTTCACCATTCAGGAAAGCAGGTGAGGTAATCCTGCGTCCGGGTGAGATTGGATTCGATCCACGTTATGTCCAAGGTCGGAAGGGTGAGCTTGAGCGCGCAATGAACCTCGAGGTCGGTTACGACAGCCGTGGCACACAAACGGCCAATCCGATATCGATAGAAGAGTTACTCGGCCGTCCATACATTATTGGTGAGTCCGATCGTTCAGCGGCAGGCGCAACTGTCAAAAGTATTAACGGCGTTGACCTGAAGCTACCAGTCAATCTACAAGGCGGTCAGGGCTTTGCTCTCGACAGCGGTCAGGGTTGGGCTTCTGGCGATAGCATCATCACAGGATTATTCGATAAAACGAAAGAGTTGTCAGATACAACAGGCATGTTGCCGATCAAGCTACCTTATCGTATGGGTCCGGGCGGCACTGGATTCTCGACAATGCCGGGTGAGGTAATGCTCAGCTACGCGCAATCTGCAATGAACAAAAAGCAGAAGGCGTCAGTCAACAAAGCACTGAAGAGTATCGACAAAGATTTTCCCGGTATCGATTCACCAAATTTGCTGAACTACTACCAAGGCCTTGATGCCGGGGTTCGTAAAAAGTACGGCATGGCAATGAACAACAAGAACATTGTCGATAACGGTGGCCTATCAATGACGCAGGCTAACCTCGCAATATCTGACGCGGCTCAGTACCAAGGCCAAGATATGGGCTTACAGAGCGTGATCGAGATCGATCCGTTTGCCGGGTACGAAGAAGCGTTACACAACACATACCCAAGAGCGGCTCAAGGCAGGATGCTCGGCGAATTGATTCAGGACACAAACGCTTACGATATCGCTCAAGATGCGATAACCAAGCGCGGCAATCGATTCGGCGACGAAACTGGCATTGCCACTTCAGCAGAAATGAAGGCACTACCAAGAGCGTCAAAGGACAGCAAAGACCTCGACTCGACGCGAGTCCAGTATTCAATCAGCCGTATGAAGCCGATGGGCGTTATTTCGCCAGAGATCGTTGAGCGTGTACTCAAGAACCCGGCTGTCAAGCCATCAGCAGGACTACTGTCAATCCTTGGTGCAGGCTCAGCTATGGCAAACTCTGGGATTCCAAGCCCGCGTCAACAAGCGAATGAGGTCATGGGTACGCCATCAGTCGGCGTGAAGATGGCGACAGATATTCTGAACCGTAACGCTCAGTATGGTGACGTTGGCTCGATCAAAGGTGTTTCTAACAACCCGGTATCGCAGGGAGCAAACAGCCTTGCTTTTGCGGCAGACAAGCTCAACAGGAACCTGTCGAACGCAGGCATCCTATCTCTGATCGCACCAGATGTTGGTGATATCGCAGAGCGCGCGGCATACGGCGAGTCTCGAGTGTACGATCCTGCTTTACTGTTTGCGGAGTTGTTCTTGTAATGGCTAATCCAGAGTACGTTGATCGCATCAATAACCCAGAAAAGTACCCATACATCTCAAACCCTGATGGCAGTATATCTACGCACAGAATGGCGGCTGAATTTGATGAAGATTCAGGCAGGTGGATCACATTTCCGATGATTCAGATGCAGGGTGAAAACCTAAAAGAGTACAAGGATGATGAATCGCGCACAGCAATGAGTGACGCCTTGAAGTCTGGCAACTACATGGTTCAGCCTGACAAAGACACTGCATTGAGTTACGCAAAAGGCGCATACAAGACAGATGCGCTAAATGATTTCGGTGAAAAGATGAGCATGTCTAAATATGGTGTACTCGACTTCCTTGGTGACTTGCCGTACTCAGAGCTACATAAGTTCGTCACTACCGGACACCAGACGTACTACAACAATGCACCAGAGATGATTAAAGAACTGCGTCCTGAGCTTGCAGGGAAGCGCGTAGATCGCAACTTGCAGGATCAGATGCTCAACTTCATTGGTGGATACGACATGGCGGCCAGAGGAATGAGTCCTGAAGGCGCAAGAAGTGGCGCAAAGGCTTACCAAGGACGACAGTACATCTGGAACAATCTTTTCGGTGATGACGCAAGACGAGATGATGCAATTGGTGATTACCAAGAAAATGTAGCCGGAATCAACGCATACAATCAAGAGCAAGGCAGACTGTCAGACGAGGCTCTGATAGACTTGGCACTACAGTTCGCTCAACAAAGGATGGCCAAGTAATGGCGATTACGAACTACACAAACCTGAAATCAACGATCAGTGACTTCCTGAACCGGGACGATCTTGATGCGGTGATTCCTACGTTCATTCAGTTGGCCGAGGCTCAGTTCAACCGTGACATTCGCCACTGGCAGATGGAGAGCCGTTCATCGGGTCAGCAATCGCAGGGTGACCAGTACATGCAGTTGCCTGCGGACTGGAACGAGACAATCCGACTGCACTTGACCGGGGACGGCACATCAGTGGTTGAATTGCTCAGTTTGAGCGGCATGGCAGATAAGCGGCAGGCGGCAGAAGATCAGGCAGGAAAGCCACGTTTCTACGCACACGTTCGCGGTGAGTTCGAGCTTTATCCAACACCGGATGAAGACACCGACTTTGAACTGCTATACTACACAAAGATTCCGGCATTATCCGACTCCAACACATCGAACTGGTTGTTGGAATATGCACCGGATGTGTACCTGTACGGCGCACTGGGTCACTCAGCACCATACCTGCAAGAAGA